GTTTATGACAACGACTGCAATACCTGGAGTTACAACAGCTTTAACTTTAAGTGCAGCAGGACAAATTATTGTTGGTGTTGCTATTTCAGCAATTGGTTATCTTTTAACACCAAAGCCAAAAACACCTGAAGCTCCTCCAACTTTAACTTTAGGTGGTGTTCAAGGTAGAAGTAGATTTGCTCCTCAGTCTGAGTTTTCTTCAATACAAGAATTAGCTGTTCTTGGTACGTTTATACCGTTGGTGTATTCAAGGAAAGGAGTAAGAGTAAATGGTCAATTGTTATGGTCACATTTAAAAACAACAGGAACAGGACAAATTCTTTCTGTTATTACATTATTTAGTAATGGAGAATTAGGAGAAAAACCTGATTTTGAATCATTTGCTATTGGTACGAATTTTTTAACAGATTTTTCAAAAAGAAAGTTAGCTGTATATTTTTCAAACGGAGATTCACCTTTTAACAGATTAACTGCATCTGATAAATATTCAGAAACACTTGCACCTGACGGTCATAATTTAACTAATAGAGGAGTTAATGAATTTGACTCTAGTGATCCATTTAAAGTAAGAGAAATTGTAGGTACAACTACATCTAGTTTTACTTTTAATGAAGATTTTTCTTCTGCAATTACACAGGTAAATAAAAGTTCATTTGGTGTGTTTGAACCTATGCCTAACGCAATGGGGTATAGAGTTCCTTGGGAAGTAATTATGTTTCCTGATGGAATGAAAGGAGATGTAAAACAGGATAATTTTGTTAAAAACATAAAAGTTTTACATAAATATCCAAGGTTATGTGGAATTGTTGGAACATCTACTCAATTAAGTAAATCGGTTTCAGTTGGTGATGTTATTACTTACAGAATTACAGGTGGTTTAAGAGAAGCTGCGTTTGAAGCTGAAGGTACTGGTCCTGATGATGGAAAGCCAGCTAATAAATTTAGTCCTTGGGGTTCAAAAGATGCTAAATCTGTTATTAATACAACAAGAGAAAATGTAGATGATTTATTACAAATAGGAGAACAATATTTAGTTGGAAGTGCATTAGCAACTTGTACTGAAGTTACTGATGGTAGGATTTGGCGACCAGAAGAAGGTTTTAGTAAAGATTACAAACTTACTGTTGATGAGGCTGGATTTATTGATCAGTTTACAGAGAGCGATATTAAAAATTTAGCTCATCATCCTTTTGAAACAATGACAATTCAAAAGGTAAGTATAGGAACAATATCAAATATTAGGTCAAGTGACATAACAGAAATAGGAATTAAAAGTAAGGTGTTTAGAAGGATAAATGGTTTTCCAAATGTAAATGCAATGGTTTCTAGGGATGAACAAGTTAGATATGAACAAAGAGGAGGAGGAATTGGATTAGGTTCAATGACCAAATTTGTTGATAGATTAAGTTTTTTTAAGTTAGAAGGAAAACCTCAAACTCAAAATAATTATCAAGATTTAATTGGAGAAGTTTTATGTATTAGAGGTACTTCTCCAGTAGAACTTTATAATACTTTTCAAGTCAATACAGGAGGAGTTTTATATGATTTTAGATTTGTACCTTTAAATGGAAATTTCGTTTTAAGAAACTTTAATTCAGCATTGCAAGTTAGTCATAATGGTCAAATGCAAATGAAAGAAAACACAGGGAAAAAAGTATTTTTCAATGCAGATAGAATTAATTTACCTGGCATAAGTGGTTTTACAGACGTAGAAAGAGGTTTTGCTGGAAACCCCACTACTAATAATTCAGAATGGGTTAGAGGGGGTTTAGGGACAACTGTAGGAGGAGGAGGTGTTGTTGGTACTGGTGGACCTGTTACAGGTTTTAATCGTTTTGATAATGGAGTAAATAAACCCTCTGCAATTGAAAATTTTGTTGCATTTTTTGATTCAAGTGATGTAAATAAAAGTCCTAATCAATCTGGTTCGTTAGCAAATAGTTATTTCAATACTAATAACGGTGTGGTTGCAATATTAAATCAAGGAGCAAGTCTTTGGGAGTGGATTTTTCTTTATGGAGGAACAGAAATACCTTTAAGTATTTCTTTTACAACTCTTCCAGGTGTATATCCTATAGGGAAATTTTCTGAACCAGTAACAGGAACAGATGGTACTAGAAGAAAATTTGCATTAGCAAGTAGCACTCCTCCAGATTCAAGTCGTCCAAATTTATTTGCTTTAATAAAACAAGTTGATCAAAGTATAAATTTAAATGAAACAACAAGTATTGTTTCTGCACAGAATATTGGTAACACTTCTGGTACAGGTTTAAAAGTCTCACTTACAAAAATAGTACCTTCTTCTGGTTCGACTTATTATTCTTGGCAAATAAGTGAATCTGGAAACGGTTATTTTACAGGTGATAAAGTTAGAATTTTAGATGGAGGACAAATTGTTAATGAAATTGAATTAGTAGCAGTTGAAAAAGATGCAATAGATGATGGAACAAGTGGAGGCGTTGATGCTAATGATGCTTATTGGAAATTAGTAAGTTTAAATCCTAATAATGTTATTGCTGATTATTATTTATACGATTCAGAAGATTCTAGTCATAGCTCAGGAGCAGAACATCAAATAGTATTTATGAATGAAATCAAACATTTTAGAGGACCACGTAAGATTAATTATTCACATTTAGCGATTGCAGGTTTAAGAATAAACAGTACAAAAGAAATAAATTCTTTTTCACAATTATCTGCATTAGTTAGGAAAGGAATAAAAGTAAAAAGATTGATTAATGATTCTGGTTCGTTTGTTAGTCATGGAAGTTTAAATGATAGTACAAACAACTTTGTTGAAATAGCACATGATTTATTAACTAATGAACAATATGGTGCAGCAGAATTAATAGGAATAAGAGGTGTTAATAGAGGAGAAATGCAACAAGCAGCACAGTATTGCCGTACAAATGGTTTCACATGGGATGGTGTTATTGATCGTAGGTTTAATTTAAGAGAATTTATTTTTGAAAATGCAGCATTTAACTTATTAGATTTTTCTGTAAAAGGAGGACAATTTAGTTTACGTCCAGCATTTCCTGTTAAAGGAGAACAAGAAATTAATTATGATGCAACAACAAACGCAGGTGGTGGAATTGATATAAAAGCATTATTTAGTGATGGAAATATGCGTAATTTACAGGTATCTTTTTTAACTCCAGAAGAAAGAGAAGTTTTTAAAGCTACGATTTTATTTAGAAAAGATGAGATAGAAAGTAATGGTTTTCCTGAAACAGAAGTTAGAACTTATGCCTATAAAAACGATAATCAAACAGTTGAACAGATGAGAGATTTACCAGAAGAAGTTTTTGATTTAAGTAATTGGTGTACGTCTGAAAATCAAGCTCATTTATTTGCTGCTATAGCATTAGCAACAAGAAAAGAAGTTGATCACGGTATTAGTTTTGAAACAACACCTACTTCAGTATTGGGATTATTAGCAGGAGACTATATAAGAGTAATTTCAGAAGTAACGCATACAAGTCGTTTTACAAACGGAAGCATTGACCAAGATGGTTTTGTTACTTGCAGAGATGATTTTAGTGGTTCAATTAATATTTACTATTGGACCCCAGGTAATTTAGGTGGCGTTCAAACTGGATCGCTTCAAGTTGATTCAAATGGAAAAGCAACTAACGGATTAAGAAACGTTTTATTTGCAAGAGTTGATACAACAGAAGAAGATCGTTTATACAAAGTTGAATCAATTAGCTATGGAGAAGATGGTTTTATAAAAGTAGCTGCTAGTCACCAACCGTTAACTTCAGACAATAAGCTTGCTATTCTGCATAGAGCCAACCCTAGAACAAGTAACTTAAACGAATTCTTTCCTAATATTCTTCTGTAACAATGCCAACTGCAAGACCCTTTCCAAATATTAAACCTAGCAGCAGAAGTTATTCTCCTGGCGAATATCCACAACAACAATTTGAATCTTTGAATGGTGTAAAGACCACTTTAAGGTATGGAAAAAACAGGAAAAATGCTACGTTATCACTAAGTTTTAATAATATTACTGATGCTGATGCTGCTTTAATTTTAAACAATTACGTGCAAGTAAATTCTGTATATGATTTTGTTACTTTTTCGGATGTAAACGCAACATTAGGTATTAACAGTACAAGTTTAGAAAACTTTGTAACAGAGAATGGAAGTGAATTAAAGTATAGATATTCAGGTCCACCAATCATTACAAGTGTGTTTCCTGGGAGAAGTAATGTTAGTTGTAGTTTTGTTGCTTGCCTAGATGCCCCTTAGAATAAACGCAATGTTTAGGATTTTGGGTCGTGCCTTTTTATAGCGGTCAACATGGTCAGCTTTTAATTGATGGAACGCAAGCTGCAAAAGTCAAATCATTCGGCTTTTCTAGTTCTCAAGCTGTTCTTGATACAA